GAATAATCGATGGGCGAGCCGCCCTGGTGAAATTTGGTCAAAAAAATAGGCCCCGGTGCCGAAGCGACCGGAGCGGGATTGTGGAAATCTAGACAAAAAAAGAGCCCGCCACCCTCAGCCCTTTCGGGTTCGGATGGCGGGCTAAGTCTGGGAGGAACCCACAAGGGGCACCACGGCGTGTTGGCGCCGAGGTTTCGAACAGCGCCGAAGCGCCGAAACTCACAAACGAGACATCAAAAAGTTACGTCGTCTTGAGACACTTCCTCCGCGCCTCCGCGATCTGTTCCCTGGTGTAGCCGTGCGCCAGGGCTTCCCTCTCGGCGCCGTCCTCGCTGCCGGTCATCACGATCGCGGCCTTGACCATCCAGCACGGTATCGGCTTGGCGATGGCGGGTGTTGCGGCCAGCATCGCCGCAATTACAATCATACTAGCAGTCACGGCAGATGCTCTTGGGCGCCGGTGGAACGGGCGGCAGCTGGTCGACCTCGGATTCCCGCGGATATGGGCAGTTGGAAACACCGCCCGAATAGGGGCATGCTTCCCGCTGCTCCTGGGGCGACAACGACAAGATGCTGCTGCGATCGCTGGACGGCGAAACGTCCCATACCGCCCAGATAATCAAGGCAAGGACGACGAGCAGCAACAGCGCCACACCGATGAGCCGGATAATCTGCATGGCTTCAGGTGCGCGGTGGGAACCAAGTAGTGCCGGACACGAATGGCATGAACAGCCGGACCAGGATCAGGATCGCGACCAAGACGAAGATGACCTTCAAGATCACGATGACCATCGATGGCAGTGCCACTCCCAGCGAGGACAGAACCCAAAGACAGAGGAAAAACGCCAGCGCGATCAGGCAAAGATAGATCAACGCGCGGATCAGTGCTTCAAAAAATCCCATGACTACTATCCTTCACTGCGTTTCGATTTTTGTATCGTGACGTCGTACGTTTCACCGTACTCAAGTTCGCCAAGCTCTTTCGGTATCTCTCCGATCAGATGGCCGGCGAATTTCAACAGCACAAACATTGATCCATTTTTAGAAACCACCGCGGCGCATTTGGCCACGAATTGCATGTCAACGCGCGTGGTTTAGGATGAACGTAACAATGGAAATTCCCGCCGAGATGACGAACGACGCGCCGATAATCAGCGCGCCAATCATGCCGATGCCCTCAGTCTTTCCGATCGACTTTCCTTCGCCTGTCTTGAGACTTAGAATACTTGTCGCCATTTCCTTCATGGCATCGGCAAGCGCCGGATCAGAAACGCTGGTTTTACCGCCAACCTCCCAGCGGAATTTTTCCAGGTCGGCGATACGATCACCAAGCGCGGTTATCCCGGTCGCAATCTGGCTGGAGAATGTTGCGGTCAGAGCAGTAATTTGTGCCCCGAGAGAATTGGTCACCTTGTCCAATTGCGTCGAGATCAGCTCCGATGTCGTCTTAACTTGGATACGAAGATTTTCCGAGACCTGCGTGTCGTACTGAAGCCTCAAGGCTGCGAGATCATCAATGCGCCGGGATTCCGCATCGGCTAACTGAAGAGTTAATCTTTCCGATGCCTCCCGCATTCCGTTCTGAAACTTTGTTTCGGCATCGACCAGAGCAAGAACGTTCTCTGTAGGATCGACGGCCGGACCCCCCGTATGTATCGACGGCGACCCCCGCGCCGCTTTCTCCGTTCGTGCGCCCTCTTGTAGGACGACGTTTCTGTCTAGTAGAGGCCATTTTTTTCTCACTCAATGGTGTGATGAACCGTCGAGATCGACGCCAACCGCCCGATACTCTCTCGAAGTCGCCGATTGCTTTCGTTGATCCTCTGCGCCGAAACCGTCACGCGCTGCACCGCATCGCTATGATCGAGAGCGTTACGCTGGACGTTTTCGGCCGCAGCGTCTTCAAGTTCTGAATGTCTCACGACCGGCAACAGACCGATCTTCTGCAAAAGACTGATGCAACTCATCGGGGCTGCCTGCGCTGCTGAACATAGTTGCGGATGTCGGTCAGGATGCCGGAGTTAACCCGGGTTGCTTCGGCACCGGCGCTGATGACCATGCCTTGACGCTGGATCTCATCCTTTAGAATCACATGCTGCATCTGTTGCATGTCGCGGAGATGTGCCCCGGCGCTTGCATGCGCGTTGATAGCGGCCGCAAGCTCCTCGGTGACCTTGTTGCGCTCGTCCGTCGCCCTGGTCATGGATTTGAGGGCGGCGGTGCCGTCGGTCAAAGCCTTGTTGAGGGTATCGCGTTCGGCGAGCCGGTAGCCGTAGACCTTATTGGCATGTCGCCACTGTACAACGACCGCGGTGGCGAGGCCCGCGATGAACGTCAGCAGTACAGAGATGGCGGCACCAGCGGGCCCCATGCCCTTGAGGGCTTCGTTGACGAAGTCCGGCATCTTTGTCGTCCCCTTCTCGCGACTGCTCCCATCAGGGCCTGAAACGATCGGGGATCAACTCTATGAACGGCTGCGGCCGTCGCTAACGAGGCGGCGACCGCTTCGGTGTCGATCAATTAGAGCCCCAGCGGGGCAAGAATGCCGGCGCCGGTAACCAGGCTCGTCACCTTGCCGACGAGGCTCTGGGCATTCTTCACCTCGTCCTGCACCAATGCGCCGCATGCGTCGTTCAGCGCCGGGCTCTGGATGGCGAGGCGCAGGATGCGAATCTTTTCAATGATGACGATCGGGCCATCGATTTCGCTAGGATTAGCAGCCAGTGTCACTTCGTCTGGCGTGAGCGCCATCGGGTCGCCGGCTGCGATCGTCCCCGCCTTCGGGCCGTTGATGACGAGATCGAAGATCGGGACGAGTGCCTTGGTGCATGTCGCGGAAGTATTGTCGGTCAGGCTGCCAGCCGCCGAACCCGGCGCCGAGGCCAGCGCATAGCTCTGTTTGAGGTGCAGGATCAGCTTGGCGCCGCCGGCCTTGATGACACAATGCAGATCACCAATCGGGTCTCCGGTCGCCTTGCAGCCGCTGTCACCGAGCTTGGTACCTGATGGTGTGGTGGTGGCATTAGCCGGGACGGCCGTTCCGATACCGAGATTGACCTTGGCGTCGGCCCCGAAATCGCCGGTGATCTGAGGCTTCCTGAGACCCTGCGCCTGCGCCGGACCGCTTGCCATAAACATCGACAGTACGATGAATGCGAACAGGACTGAGGCGGCAGCCTTGGCCGTTGCAGTGACAGTAGCCATCGCCGCCTCCGTGGGGCCGATCTTTTTCTGCTCCGGGTCCACGGCAAGCGTGGCGAGTGCCGAGCTGGCCTGACCATTGACATCGATATTCTCGATACCAGGCATCGCCAGCACGCTTCTCACCATCGATCCTTGTCCCGACAACATCGTGATGATGCCGCCGAATATCGAATTTCCGAGGCTGGCAAACAGCACGATGAACTTCACCGCTTGCGCACCGAACGCGTCGGTTAGTTGGGCCGTCGCTCCGATAAGTGCCCCGTTCACGACGAGAATGATTCCGATAATCTGCATGGGTGTAAGCTTCACAACTGGACTCCTTCAATGCGGGATTTCAACGTGGGTTGACAGGATCAAGAACAGATCGCGAGGATCGACGAGGTGCGCCGGAACCACGATGGGCCAAGGGAAATATCCGCAGGCGCGCAGCAGCAGCAGCATCTTGGCCGAGCAGATCGCGTGGAATTTTTGATGTTCGTGGAAGGTCACGCCGAATCCGACGATGGCTTTCCAGTCATAGGGCTCACCGATCGCGGCTGTGGCGGCGGCATAGAAGGCGTCGGCCTGTGCCTGTGTGCACGGCAGCGGAACGATGATCTCGCAGCGGCGTCCATCCTTCATGATCGCGACATCGTCGTGGTCGTAGCCGGGCTCCCGCGCCTGCATTCCACCATCCGAGTGCTGACCAAGCCATTTGCCTTCCGGGGTCACGCATTCGGTATGCGACGGCGTGAACGGCATGCAGGTTTTCTCCCGCAGCACGATCATGTCCGACGTGAAACCCTTGCTGCGGACGAACCGAATGTTGATCATGTCAGCCCATCGTGCCGAGAGTGAAGCTGCAGTTGCCAGCGGAATTCGGATGGCATGGTCCCATCGCGCTCCCGAGCTCGTAGAGCGGAATAAAAACAAAATAGAATGAGGCAACGATGAAGATCAGCGATGTCATGACTAAGAGCACTCGGATCATGATCTAGTCCTTGAGATCGGTATTTTCCGCAACCGCGCGCGAAGCGATCTTGTGCGCGGCTAGATTCATGGCAAGCGCCTTGCGGAAGGCCGTGTCTGTGGTCTCTGTGGTCGGCTTCTCGGAAAAAACCGCGTTGAGCAGGTTGCGGTATTCGCCGCCCAGCGTTTCGAGGAAGGCAGCATCAACCGCCTTCTGCGCTTCGGCGCGCGTCATGTGACGGGCGCTGCACTGATCTCGGCAACAGCCTGTTTGATCGCGTCGATGGTCAACGGACCAACCCTGCCGTCCACCGTTAGCCCCTTGCTTGTCTGGAATGCGCGCACCGCGGTTCGCGTGGCTGCACCGTTGATGCCGTCCACAGTAAGCGGCGGGGTCGCGCCGAGACGATTCAATGATGCTTGGAGCCAAACGGCATCGTAAACGTCGGCCACCGGAATCTTGTCGGGCTCCGGTAATGTTGGTTGCAATGGCGCGTCCGGCATCTCGCCGAAATTGATCGTGTCATCCAGCGCGTCGATCTTGAGATACAGCGCGGCGACCCCGATCTGCTTGTCCACGGTCGAGGTGATCGGCCCATGATCGACCAGCACCTTGCCGCCAGGGCCAGTCGGCGGATCATAGACCGTGGTGTCTGACCAGACATAGGGGCTCGGCCTGCCGACATTGGCGTAGGCAAGACCATTGAACCGCTCATCGTAGGTGAGCATGCCGGAGATTGACCAGTCCTTGTTGTTCTTAGCCGCATATGGCGCGCAGTACCAGAGGGCATCTACTGCTGCATTTTCGAACGCCTCTGGCCCGGTGAATGGCCCGCGCCCCGCCGGAACATGCACGGTCTTGATCGGATTGCCGTGCCGGTCGGTGAGGGGATCACCTTGCCCCAAATGAGTGTTGAAGTTGCCGCCGCTCTCGCGCTCGTGCGTCACTGCGATGAACACCCATGCCTCGTCTGGCATGTTCGATCCGAGTGCCTGCAACATATGCACGATCTTGAGATAGCGCGCCTTGTTTGAAAACAGCCGTTGAGTCGTCGCATCGACTGGCAAACGTCCTGTCAGTTTTGCAATCTTCCATCGCTTACCGTTAGCTTCTTGCAGAGCAATGAGGTTTGCCATGTGACTTTTCCTCTAAAGATTGAGATCGTGGCTTGTAGGCAAAGCGGGAGCGCCCGCGGAAACGGCGTCGACCATGACGATTCTCCAATGAAAAGCCGCCAAAAGGCGGCGGGCAGGCTTGTTCGCGGTCAGGTTGCTATTGCTGCTGCGACCGTCAGCTTTGTTTACTGACCGTAATTACCATCAGATTACCAACCTGCTTTATGAATCCTATCTTGGGCCGTGGCTTATAGAGCCATGATTGGTCTATCTGGCGCTCCTTTTATTTCGCTGCCAAAGTAAAATTTCCACCGTCATTGAATAGAAACAATGGCAATAAGCCGCCGCCTGCCGTGACAATGGTGCCCCATGTGGTGCATGAGCTATCACCGCAGAACGACGCATTTCCGTCGATGATATAGGCAAACTTTCCGATGGCGGATACCGGAAGTGATGCGAATGTGGGATATCCATTCATCTTAAAGTTATTGGCAAAACCCTTCGCATGATTGAATCCAAATGTTACATTCGTCGCGAGATTCTGACCTGATCCCGTTAACCAATAACCACCAGTTTGGGTGAACTGATCGAGTGCATAATTGCCATCAATCAACATGCCGTTAACTCGGCCGCTCGATGCCGAATAGAGTTGATATCCGCCGACATCAACACCAGCTACACCCGCCTGTCCCGGGTCTGTAACGTGGTTTCCGATTAGGATCGTATCCAGAACGAAGGTTGTTCCGAATGACGCGCTGCCCTCGATAGCAATACCCCATGCACCTGTATTGGTGGTCGTGTTGTTGCAGATGATATTAGATGTCAGGCTTTCTGTCGATGCGCTCTCATTCGACAATACGATTCCACCCGTCGCACCGCCGTTGATCGTATTTTCGCAAACACGGTTATAGGACGGATTGTTCAGGCTGATCTGATCGGCCGCACCAATGGCCGCTCGAACATTTGTCAGCGATCCTCCCGATGTCGTTGTCGTCATCGCAATAGGTGATGTGACGACCGCGATCGTAAGTTCGGTGCCGCCATTGACGACGAGAATTTGACCCGGAGTCGCGCCAGTGAAGTTGACGCCACTGACCCACGACACCGATGTGCCCGATATCGTGACGTTCATCGCATTGCGACCGCCTATCACGACGCCAGGATTGCAATCATTGTGAGAGATATCGTTGTAATCGGTCTGAAGAACATAAATGCAATTAGAGTATGGACCGATAGCAGTATTATAATGAACCTGAGCGTGAAGCGCCGTGTTCGCGACGGTGCCGGAAAGCCCTATGCAGAAATCGTGCAGGTTCTTACAAATGTTATGCTCGATGGTGACGTATTGGCCGCCGTTAACGCCGACCGCGACACCTGGAATGTTCTGAAAGGTATTCCACGTCAACTTGACGTTAGCAGTTGTCGATATGTCAACGAAATCCACGCTGGAATTGTCGGTATTGTTGGCGCGATTGCCGTCAATGGTGCAATGATCGAGCTGCGCGCCTGTCGCTGTGTTGGTGAAGAAATCTATGGCGTTTAATAGGTTTTGCGCGTTGCCCTGCGTGATTATGGTTCCGGGAGAGCAAGTCAGTGTGACGCCGGGCTGCATCGCAAGCGTCGAAGTCAGCGTAAAAATTCCCGCGCCAGCATCGACGGTGCCGCCTGGGTTTGCGGCGTTGACCGCCGCCTGCAGCGTCAGCTTCGCACTTTCAGGGCTCAGACCGTTGTTGATGTCGTTGCCCGATGTGGAGACATAGATGCGCTTGTCGGAAGCAAAGCCAGCAACGGCACCGGTCAAAAGATTATAGGAAGACACTCCGGACACTACAGAGGCCGCAATTCCACTTGGCGTGCAATTCTTGATCGTCCCGGTAGTGTGATCCACGCATGGAATAAGATCGAACGTAGCATTCGGGGCCGCTAGATTCGGCAGGCTTGCCAGCGTGAACGGAGCATAGTTGCCAGCCGAAGCTCCAGTGACGCCGAGGAATTGCGCGCCGGCCGTTGATTGCGTCAGATTGGCGAGCGTGACGAAGTTAGATCCGGAAAGGGTCGGGGAGCCAGAGAAGGTACCGGAGAGTGCGCCTCCTGCATTCAGATTGACGGCACCGAAGGTATTGGTGCCAGTGAATGTCTGACCAGTATCCGTCCGTGCAAGCGTCGCTGTCGTCGTTGGAAACGTCATAACGTTCCCGTTGCTCTCAAAATTCGATGTTCCGACTTGGACGAGGCCGCTGAAGGTGGCCGCTGCCAGCGTTGCCGTGCCCGTCAGCGTCGGCGATGCTGACAGCACTACGTTCCCGGTTCCGGTCGTCGCTATGTTTCCGAGAGTGCCGGCATTGTCGTAGAGGATATTTCCCGACGTGCCGGAGCTTATCGTGGTGGAACCCACGGCGATCGATGTGGCAGCCGCGCCAATTGCGGTGATGACGCCACCGGAGCAAGTAATCGTGACCCCATCGCACTGCGAGATGCCCTTCGCGGAATTGGTCGCGTCGCCGATGGTTGCCGTTGAAACAAACGGGCCAACGGTCGATCCGTTCACGCGCCCGAAGAAACCGGCCGATGTCGACCAGAAATCACCGTTATTCGGCGAGGTCGGAGCGGCACCTGCCGGAATGTTGAGGCCAGAGATAGACGCGGTTGATGGGACCGTGATCAGCGGCCCGGTCAAGGTACCGCCGGTCGTCAGGATTGGAGGAGCGCCGAGCCAGTCTTGCTTGGAGCTCCACTGCGCGTTCCATTGAGCCGGGGTCGGGACGTCTTTGTATCCCCATCCCGGATTGCTTTGCGCTTGCGCAAGGCACGGCAGTGCCAACGCAAAAATGATTGCGGCAAATATCTTTCCGATGTTGCGCATTACAGTTTCAGGTTCCGATAAGTTATCATGCTGCGTTCGACGGTATTGTGTGAACCTCCGCCGGTGTTGCTCGACGTGACATTGATGATGTTGACGCCGGTCGAATTTATCTGGCTGGCTGAGACACCAAGCAATCCGAGTGTTCCAGTACCACCATTCGATACAGCACCGCTCAAAATGGAGGTGCTCAAGCTGGAGACATTGATCGTGTTGCTGCCGGATGATGTGATCCCGGTCGCCAATTCATCCAGTGTCAAAGTATGAAGATTCTCGCCCAAGATTGAGCCCGGAACCGTTCTGCTTCCAGATGAAACCGGAACGCCCGAGAGATTGGTCGACGTGGTCCCACTCTGCGAATCGGCCGTCATCAGGCCGGTGCCATTCAGGTTGAAGGTAGCAATCGCCTTATTGGCGGCGAAGTCCGCCCACGGGGTCGCTCCCCGCGTCGACGCCGATCCGGTCGATGTGTAGATCGGGCACTGCGTGTTGTTGCAGTTGTTCCAAATGTAATTGAACAGAAATTGCGTGTCGGCGTTGGCGCGGCTCGTGGCATTCGATGAGGCGCTGCCGATGGTCATACCATTAGCAGAGACGTAGCCAGATTGGATTGTCGTGGACAGCGATGCTACCGGAGTTCCGATCGGGATCTGGCCGGGATCCTGCACCCAGTTCGCCGCCGCCGCCGTGTCTGGGTTCGTTGTGTTGTTATCAATCGTCGACATCCAGACTGTGCCCGGCGTCACGGCCGACATCAGTTTCGCGCCGTTCGGATAGCCGCCCGCATTCGTCGCGAATGTGCCATCGAAGAATACGGGGCCTCCAGCCGCCTGCCACTGAGACCACTGCGTGATCTGCTTGATGATGCCATTCCAGTCGGCACCGAATGGCGGACAGCCACCGGCTCCGGGCGGCGTAAATGTCAGCGGCGGAAAGCCGTCGGTCAGCGATGCCCGGCAGTTCTGGATCCCGATCTGCGACGGTACCGGTATCGAATTGATATAGGGTACGCCGGCGGATGCAGCCCATGGAATTCCAAATTTAGGTGGCGCGGCAGAATCCGAAAGCGCCAGCGCCGACGTTGCGGAAAGTGCAAGCAGAAGCAGCGACGAAATAAATCGCTTCATTCGTCGTGGTCCTTGTCTTTTTGAAATCAGAAGTGAGAGATATTCTGGATGACACCGGCCGCCGTCGGCAGCACTCCGGCGAACTGCACGATGGCAAGCTCGACGGGATTGAGCGCGAAATCGAACGTATAGGTCAGCGACATGTTGAGCCCATCGGCGACGAAGCAGGCACCGCGCCCCGGAAACAGTGTCAGCAGGATTTGATTGACCGATGGTATCGAACCATCCGTGATGTTGCTGGCTGCCTTGGCATAGATCAGAGTCCGATAGTCCGGATCTGACAGCGTGAAGTTAGTTGTCGTTCCACCGCCGCTGTAGAAGCCGCCTTGACCGAACCCGGTCCAGCTTCCGGCCTCTTCGTTGCCGAGATAGGTGGCTACACCCGGAATCGGAATGGTTCGCTTGATACCGACGATGCGGCCCAGCACGTCGAGTCCGTAGCCGACGGCGGTTTGGATGTTCCACACGAAGTCGAAAAGGTTTTCGATATTTTCGGTCTGATCCATCGCATCGTTGAACGACAGGATCAGGGCGTCGATGGCGGCCGAATTTGCGTATTGCGACACCACTTGGATCCAAGGGTCCCACGATGGGATGTCGCCGATTTGGCTGACACCGATCTGGAAAAGACCGATTCCGTTACTTCCCGGGGCCGGATCAGGATGCGGATAAGGAGGCCCGCTCACGTTGTGCTCACCAAAATATTCGTCGCGGTGAGCTGTGGCACCTGGTTGGCATTCACCTGCACCGAGGAATTATCCGCGGACGCGCAGGTGATCGCCTTGTTGGAGGTCAGCGCAGCGGTAGCTGCTGTCGTGGCACCGCTCGTCACATAGACGCCGGCACCGCCCGGTGTCCCGCTGGTCTGCGATACAATCGTCGTTCCACCTGGGACGCCGGCTCCGACAACGACGTCACCCACCGCGATGACGCCGGTGACCGCCGTAACGGCCATGTTTATGCCCGATCCGGATCCGGTAAATGAGGCACCGATCGTCTGCGGATTGTTTACCGTGTAGGTGCCCGTGCCTCCGGATCCGCTGACAAAGGCCGTGATGACCGTTCCGTTCGCGATCAGCCCGGCCGGATCTAACAGTGTGTCGACGAGCAGGATGATGCCCGATGTGACCGAGGTGACCGTCAGCGTGTTTCCGACGATATGCCCCTCGACCACGGCATCCGGAGAATTGATGGAGCCGATCAGGATGGACGCGACCTGGGCCCATGAACCAAGTGCGGCAATCGCCGGAACGTACTGGATGGCATAGACCAACGAATTGATCCGTGCCCGCGGCACACTGTTGACGGCAGCCGGCGATTCCGAGGTCATGGCCTCGCTGGCGACAGTCTGCGACAGGCTGATCGAATAGGTGCCGAGCCCGCCAGAGCCCGTGCCGAGCCCGGTGATGGCGGTGCCAGCCGTGACGCCGCCGGTGAGGTCGGAAAGCAGCTGGCCGATCGCAATTGTTCCGGAGTCCACCGCGGTGACCGTAAGCGTGGTGCCGGAGATCGAGCCGGTAAAGCTGGCCGACAGGCTGTCTCCGGCGAACGCTGCCAGGAGCGCGCTCTGAACCTGTTGCGCGGCATTGGAGGGCACCAGAGGCCCGTTGGCTATGACCACCTTGAACAGCAGCTGGAGTGCGGCCGGTATTTCGTAAGTGATGGTATAGGGCTGCGGTGACGCATAGAGCGGATTGCTGTCGAACGCGGTGACCGTGGTGTTGCCGGTCATCGGCGCGCCGGCGCCCTTTTTTGACAGAATGGCTTGGGCGATGTCGGAGGGTGCACCGCCGGCGACACAGATATAGATCGCGTTCGCCGCGATCGTCACCCCGTTGATGGTGACTGGATTGGCCGTGTTATTGTTGAACCCGTAATAATCGAGGACGCCCGGAACCTTGGCGACTGCACCGATGATCGCCCCGATCGGGCCGAAGCTGTTGCCGGCGACGCTGTCCTGTCTCCGCTGCTCGAACGCGGCGCGGCTTTCGACGTTGCGACCAATCGCTCCGGAGACTACGGTTGCGCTGTCCCAGCCCGGGATGGTCTGATAGGGCGCGACCGTGGCCGGAACCGCCACCGGGCCGGGAATGAAGGCCGCGAAGGCCAGCGTGATGCTGCCGCCAACCGGGATCAAACCTGCTTGTGTCGCCAGATAGATGTTGCCGGTGCCGTCGATGACACTGGCGCCAACCGGAATATTGACGCCCTGTGCACCGTTGCACGCGATCTGGAGCGCCGTCGGCTCCGAAGCATTGCGTTGCAGGAAATAGATGTTGCCGATGGCATCCTGCCAGCGGCCGAACGCATAGGCCGGATCGGTCTGACTGGCCTGCACCAAAAACGCATTGTTGGCGTTGACGATCGATCCCGTCATGCTGGTGGCAAGCTGACCCTGCGATGTTCCCAGCGACGCCAGATTGGTGATCGATAGATTGAGCTTGCCGCTGAACGCGGCCTGGATATCGGCGATGACGCCGGTCAATACCTGCGTGGTGCTTGGCGCCTGAAAGCCGGTCGAGCCGAACGAGACCTGAGGCACATTCGTCATTTACAGACCCGGCAGGTATTGCGAATTGTTCGGATCCGAATAATCCAGCGACGGTCCGCCGGAAGGCGGTAACGGCGGCAACGGCGGCACGAATGGCGCGATCGAGGCCGCCGCGGTTTGGCCAGCCGCGTTTGTGATCTGCACCTGGCCGGTGACACCGCGATCGGTTACCGAGGTGATGAAGCAAACTGCGGAGACGACGCCAGGTACCGTCAGAGCAGCGGCGACCATGTACGATTTTAGCAGTGGCACGTTCGGCGGCTGCGCCAGAATGCGCGCGTAGGGCACGCCCGCGGAAGTGTCATAATAGAGTTCGCCAAGATAGAGCCGGATTGCCGAGGCCGCATCCTGCGCTTGAGAGTAGGGCGGACCCGCTACCGCGAAATTGCCGTTGGCGTCGACAGCCCAATCCCAACTCAAACTATCAAGCAGCAGCGTGGAATTAGATGCCATCGCCGCCCCTTAATATTTTATCGTTGTCTCAAACGAGCGGTGGGCCGCTATCGGAACCGCCGGTTTGCACCAGGGTATGGACGTGCGTGCTGAAGTCGATGCCGTTGATTTTAACGGTGCCGTCGCTGCCGACAACGATCGTGGCAGATCCGGACTTCAGCGTAATACCGGCTTCGCTGAACTGGACGTATTGCGTCGGTGCGGCATTGAGGAAGCCGCCGAGATAGAGACTGTCCGCCGCATCGAACACCCGCTGCGAACCGGGATTCGACGGCGCCTTGTTGTTCTTGACCGCCGATATGTCACGGCTTGCGGTTGCCAGAAGCCCGATGTCGCCGGCAACAGGATCGACGATGATAGCGTTGGTGCCGCCCTGCAGACGAAAAACCGGAATACCGTTGATGATGCCATGCGGTGTCGGAGTTCCTTGGCCGTCGACCTGGTTGACTAGCGGCTGGACGCTGACGATCGGCGGGACGTTGACGCCGCCGCCAGAAACACTTTTGACAACACAAAGCGTGACCGTCCACTTGCCGCTGAGAACCTGGTTGATCAGAAATGTCTGCGCGTTGAACTCGTCGGCACCCGTGGTTTCATTGGCGCGACCGGTATAGCCGTCGGAGGTGACGTCGTTCATGCGCCTTGCGCCGAGTAGAGGTTGTTACCCTGGACATGCGAGAACCACGGACCATCAGGCCGCGTCGATAGATCGTGCGATAGACTCGTGATGCGCCAGGTGCCATTGGCACCGCCGACGATCGAATTCTTCACGATGACATTGCCCATGAAGCGGAGCTGCGGATTATATTCGTCGGTGAGAGCGATCTGGCCGGGGCCGACATAGGTTGGGTATCCGACCATGTCGCCGGTCGGTGAAATCACTGGCGCCGCACCGCCTCGGGCGCCGGTCTTCGGAAGGATCGCCATGACACCATTATCGTCGTCGAACACCACATAGATTCCGGCGGCGTCGGCCGCGGCCAGTGCCTGCATGCGCGCGGTGCCAGGAAGATACGGGTTGGAGAGTTGCACCGATACGCCATTGTTCTCCAGCGTGTAGCCCATCTGCTTGGCGAGCTGGCCCATGATGGTGGCGACATCGGTCGAGCCGTTGAAGCTCGTCGGCAGCGCAGTTTTCATCTGCGCCAGCAAGCCGGTGAAGGCGTTGACGTTGAGAACAGCCTCGGTCGGATTGGAGAAGTCCGGCCAGCACTCCTGGATGCCGCCGGCAAAGGCGAGCGACATGTTGCCGCCGGCCTCGCCTGCCATGACGGTGACGATGTTGTTGCGTACCGCGGTCGGCAATACACCGATCCGCGAAAGCTGGTTCATGATCGTGAGCGACAGGCCCCAAATCCGGATATTCGCCCGGTTCATCGAGGGCGTGCCGTTCTTCTGGATTTGAGCCGTGGCCCATAGACCGGAAGGCACCTTGACGGTGTTGGCGCCGGTGTCGCCGAACGAGCCGGTGCCGAGTTGGAAAGTGAAGTCGAGAGCGCGTTTGACAAAACTCACGATCAGCCCTCGTTCGCCGGCAGGTCCGATGCCGCGAGATAGACAAGCTGAAACCGCGATCCGAGCCCGCTATAGAATGGATCTTGCGCGCCTAGCACCGGATCAGGCTGGGTATCGTTCCAGACCATGTCGCCAGAAAATCCGAGATAGAGCGATCGAACGACCCGGTTCAAATTCTGGCATGGGATGCCAAGCCGCACCGGCTCGTCATTGACGAGAAGATCCATGAACATCCCGCCAGGTGCCTGGTAGACATTGATCTGGCAATTCTGGCTGGCGAGCACGATCTGCAGCGTCTGGTTCGGTACCGGCTGCAGCGGGACGACTTGCATGGCTCGCCCTTACTGAAGCGGGCCGAGATTGGCGCCCGAATATGGCTGCGGTTGCACCAGGCCGTTGTTGGTCTGGCTGGAATCGGTCGGAGAAGCCGTGTTGCTGAATTCCGAAGCGCCGGCGATGATGACTTCCTCGAGCCAGACGTCGACCGTGATCAGGCCAGCCTTGTCGGCGGTGCGCGGATAATCGTAATTGACGACGTTGTAGCCGGAATAGGTCACTTCCGGTGTCACGACATCATAGAGGTTGAGATCGTCGATCAACGGCGCGATCGAGTCGATGAAGGCCTGCCGGTCGGCAACCGAACCGCCGGTCGAGAACTTCAGCCGTGGTTCGCCGGGTAGCGAAACCTTGTTGTAGCTGGCAAAGGCACCTTGTTCCTGCGGATACTTCGAGATGCGCGCCGACTTCTTGAAACCGAACGCGACGACGTTGTCGGCCACCACCACCGGCTCGCCGTCAAGGAAGATGCCCCATTGCTGTGTCGCACCGGAGAACAGCGAAACGGCGTCGGCGACCAGCAGCACGGCGTCGGTGAAAACATTCACGCCAATGGGCAGGTCGGGAAGTCCATCAGCCATCAGTTCAATCCGGTGTTGGCCTGTGTCGCGATCGAGCTATTGACCCGGTTCTTGAAGGCGTCGGCAGCGACCCGGCCGTGCTCGCGGGGGTCCTTGGAGTCGGTGTGAACGACGACGGTGACATCGCCGATACCTTGCTGGTCGCCAATGCCGCTGTTGGCCGCACCATGGAAATCGTGCCAGCCGTGACGTTTCGCCCACTCCATCGCGAACATGATGCCTTCATGTTCATTGCCGGGATCGGAAGGATCGAGGCCGGTCAGTTTCTGGAATTCGTCGCCGACGGCGTGACCGCGGCCGCCTGGCGTGACATGAAGCTGGAAGGCACCGAACGAGGTATCGTTGTCACCGGAGAACTTGTTAAATCCCTCGCTCTTGGCCACTGCCATGGCGATATCGGGGTTGATCCCGGCTTTGATGGCCGAGGCGCGGATGAAGGCCTCTTTTTCCTGCGGGCTGCCGAAAGCGCCGCCGCCCTGGCCGGTGATCTTGCGGCCGTAGTCGGTCAGTTGGCCGTTTTCATAGATATTGGGCTCCGAACCGAGCGTCGTCGGTAGATTGGCATAGGCGAGGCCGCCAGCCACAGCCAGCGGTCCTGCCGCGCTAATTGCGCTAGCGGCACCGCCCAGTCCAAGCAGCCTCAGGAGCCACGCCGCGGGCTTCAGCGCGGTAAGGGCGGTGATGGCGGCCAGCACTTCGCCAAGTATGTCAGCCCACTTCTGGTTTTTCTCGATTAGTTCCGTTGTGGCAGTCGCCATCGATGTCAGCGCCGGAGCAACGTCGGTGACGATGTCTCGTCCGGTCTTCTCAAGCGCCTGGTCGAGACCGACCCAGGCACCTTGCAGCTTCGTCAGGGCCTCGACCTGTTCGGGGCCGATCGCACCCTTGCTCGCCGCCGCGAGATCCTTGAGAACCTGCACGCGGCCTTTCATGGCCTCGTTGATGGTGCCCTGGTCGAAACCGCCTTGTGAGCCAATCAGGTTGACGAGCTGCGGGTTTTCCTTGTGACTTTCCGCCCATTCGGCGAACTTCATGAAGGTTTCGAGCGGACCGGCCCCTTCGCGGGCGCCGATCGTGCCGAGAAACATGAACAGGTCTTGCGAGCCCTGGCCGAGCGTGTTGAGCCGCGTGATCTGGTCCGAGAAGCCCTTCAGCGAGCCCATCGCTGCATCAGCGTTTCCGCCGTTGCGCTCGATCATGCGGCCGAATGCGGAAAGCTCGCCGGTGGCCTCACCGATGTTGTGCGCCAGGCGCCCAGTTGAAGCTACGCTGGTCATGGTGTCGCGCGCGAACGACGCCATGCCGGCGCCGGCGATCACCGAAAAGAGGCCTTCCGCGGCGTGCGTGATGTTGCCGAAGGACTCACCAGCCTTCTTGTTCTGGTCCTCGAGGTTTTTGAGGCGCTTGGTGAATTCGTCGTCGGTTTTTTTGAAGGTGTCGAGCGCGTCTTTTTGACCTTTGGTGAACTTGGTTGGATCCAACGCGAGCGTTACGACAAGTTCATCTATCGTAGTCATTTCTGCGGCCTCGAATTATACGCATCCACCGCCGCGATCTCGAGGAGGACATAGACGTCCTCGATCGACAGCACCGTCGACAGATCAGCCATCGTCGCGAGACGGCTCGAAATGACCGCACCGATCGCCGGCGTGATGTTCGAATACTCTAGGAGATGGTGCCCGCCGCCGCGCCGGGGGATTTCGATGCGTCGACGGGCAGAATAAAAGAAGTATGCAGGACGAAAACTTGTTCGCGTAGTGTGCGCAGCGTGCTGACTTCCTCGATATCGTTGGGGAACAGCTTGCGGACCACGTTGGGCTGGCTTGGTGTCGGTACGATCTGGACGCATGTCAGAAGTTCATCGAGCAGAGGTTCGAGCTCCAACCACGGGATATGCATCAGCCGATGCATGCCGACGGCTAGGATGCCGATGATCCCCATTTTCTGGATTTCGTCCGGCAACACGCCACCGGCACGAACAATGGAATGAATGGCGCGGTTGGCCCACTTGTCGATATCGATCGCGGACTTTTCCGTTAATCGGAATACTTTTCCTTGGTCGCGACCTTCATCGACTATCGTTACTGAAACTTCTTTCCTCGCCATCAGGCCACCGACTTGATGATTCTACCGAACGTGACGGTGTGCGAACGCGGCATCAGGAGCTTCTTCGCGGGAGGTATCCACAGCCAATCGGTAAAAGATCCTCGGCTCATCGTCCACTTCGCGCCGGTGTCGAGCACGATAAGGCCGCTCGCCAGAAAAACGGTCTGGTTGGCCTCCATCTGCGATCCCCACTCATCGAACACGTCGTTCGACTCGGAATCCGCCAGAAGATGAAACGTGATCGGCTTCGAAACCCAGACGAAGCCGGCGGACTGCTGTCCGTCGACGCCCATCTGCACTTCGTTGATCTTGACGCTGGTCGCGTCGAAGACATCACCTTCCGCAAAGCCTTGTATTTGCTGCGGCGTTGGGAAGATCGTCGCGATTGAAAGTTGAATAACAGCATTCGCGGCAGTTATCGACATGTGGCTGGCCCCTTCGAATTGGCGGCTGGGTTACTGAGCGGCGACCGAGCCGATGTTGAGCGCCTGCACACTGCCAGAGTCTACGTAAAAGAACGTAATAACCGGCGATCCGCGCGATGCGCGCACCGTGGCACCGGGGTCCTTGACCTGCAGATACCAACCCTGCGTCTGCAATGTGCTGGAGATGTTGGCGCCGGCCGCGGTGTTGATCTCGGTGATTTCCGTGGACGATAACGTGACGCCCGCCGAATAGGCCCCGAACGAGAGCCCGGCCTGGATGACATCCTGCATCGCGATTTCGAAATTCGCGTAGCCTGCCGGTGTATATGGAAAGGCGCCGACCTGCGTCATGTACTCATAGGCGGCGAGTTGGAACTGGTTAGTCAGCCAGATCTGGTTGACATAGCTGTCCAGCCATTTGTAGGGGCCGGAAATGGTACCGCGCTGGTAATTGACGAAGCCCTGATTGGCCGTCGCGAAGGCGCCGACGAAGTTGTAACCGTTGCCGAAGGAGCCGAGAGCCTGCGGATTGCCGCCGAGGTTCACCGCGGTGGTGATGTCGGTGACGGAAGCGGCCAGCCCGGGTTGCGTGAGATAGGCGAACGAGACGCGGCCGCCGGCTTTGTTGAAATTGATGGCTGCGATCGCGCCTGACAGGAACGCCGCATGATTGAAATCGGTCGGTTCATAGAGCGGTACCGTTCCCGAATAGCCAAGCGTTGTCGTGACTTCATAGCCGAGGCTTGAGGCCGCCGGCACGCTCTGGCCCGGCGTGAGGTCGGTATCCCATCCGAGATAGACGTAGCGCGGTGCCACACTGTTGTTCCAAGCCGCGAACGCCAGCTTCTGGGTGTTGCCGCTGCCGCCATCCGGATCGAATGACGTGAAGAAGCTCGCCCAATTCGTGGTTTGCGCGATGATACCGGCCATGAAGGTTGCCGGCACAGCCGCAGCCGCACCTTGGGACAGTACGGCACCGGTGGCCGAGGTCAGCAGCAAGGAAGCCGCCAGCGTGCCGGTGGCGAAAGCTGCGGTCGATGCTGCACCGGTGATGCCGGACGTGATGACAAAGGAGCCGGAGACCGAGTCATAGGTCACGGTCGGAGCCGTAGCGACGCCGGTCATGGCTTCCGAAACGACGTGCTGCTGCGCGCCGCTGATGCGATAGGTGCCGGTGCTGCCCGGAGTTCCCGCGATCTGGGCCGTGATCAGCGGCGAGCCCGTGATGCTGATGCCGCTCAAGGTCTGGCCGACCGCGATCGTGATATCGGTGTCGACGGTCACGTCAAGCACGGTGCTGGTCGAGGTGCAGGAAGCCGCGGACGCCGTATTGGCAGCACTCAGATTATAAGTTCCGGCGCCGCCGGGCGTCCCGCCGGTATCCTGAGAGATAATGGTTGTCCCAGTGGGAATTCCGGTACCGATGGCAGTATCGCCCACAGAAATCAGCCCAGTGACAGCGGTCACAACCAGTTTCGTGGTCGGGCTGCCGGCAGAGGCGGTAAATGATGCGCCAAGCGAGCCGGTAAAGCTGGATTCGGTTGGGTCCGTAAAGGCCGCCTGGATCGATGCCGCCGCCGCTGAGAAGCTATTGTCAGTCGCAAGGCTGATCGTGCTGATGACGTGGGCATAGCCGTCCATCACCACGGTAAGCGAGCCGGACAGGGCCTGCAGCGCCGCCAGCGTCAGGGCGGAGATGTTGCCGCCGCGCAGGTAGGCCGCAACGGCAACCTCGGGGTAGGTGGCGAACAGCAGCGCGCCCGGTACCGCGGTGGCATTCTTGTAGCCGCCGAAATAGCCGGTGCCGGCCGGATTGCCTGCAAGCGTCTGGCCACCGCCCGCGATGATCGCTTCTTTGGACGCCGCACCGAAATAGGAGGCCACGGCCGCCGCGCTCGGAAACGACAAGATCTGCCCGATCGGTACCCGCTGCGTATCGGTCAAGCACAAGCCGTTGAGGTCGAGCGCGTTGCCGCCGGCGGAGATCACCGAGGGCGAACTCTCGACCGAATATGAAGCCGGGATGGTCATCTCGGTTTGTCCTTTGATTTAGGCGGGGAAGGCTTCGGTCACGTCGACGACGGTGACATTGGCTTGATCGGCGAATTGGGTAGGCACGCTCAGAACAGGATCCACCTGCATATGCACGTCTATCATCCAGCGGCTCTCAAACTGATCCGCCGCCGTCGTGAACGGCATCTGTCTGGGCTCATCGCAGTAAAGCGGCGTCACTCCGGTGCCCGCGAACAGCGAGACACCATAGGCATCCCTAAACAACGTCGCGATGGTCTGCGAATTATTCCCGCTCGAATTTCCGTGCACGTCGATCTGATAGACGACTTCCGTCGACTGCTCGATTTCGGTCTGTCCCGCCGATAGCGTTATCGGGCCGATGGTTTGTGACGGCCCAACGGTGTACGTGCCGGCGCCGCCTGGCGTGCCGGTGAGCTGCTCCGATACAATCGTGTTGGCCGCAACCCCGACGCCGAACACCGTAGCTCCGACATTCATCTCGCCGGTCAACACCGTCGTGATCGTCATCACGGTTCCGGCGATCGATCCGGTGAACTTGGCATCCGCCGAGGTATCGACATTAGTCGAAAGGCGAGGGCGGCGCAGCGGCCACATAACACAGTAATCGCCCTCGGGTGACGCGACGCGGTTGACCTGGCCAACGATGATGTTGCTGGCGGGGAGTGAGAGGATTGCAGTCAGGAAGTTGCCGAGCGCGTCGGTGATCGTCGTCTCGGTGATCGAAGGGGTCATTTGTACAGCAGAACATCCACGATGCCGCCGGACACCTGGGCGATGAATTGTAGCGCCGAGATTATGCCCTTATATGCGATCGGAGCATCGGTCACCGCGATCGGCTGTCCGACGGTGGCCGTCGGTGCGACACCATCATCGCGATACCGCACCGCTTGAGCCTCCGCCCTGATCACAGCCAGCGTCGGGTTGCTGCCGCATGCCGCCGGGATGGTCAGAGACTGTACGGTGGTCACTGTGACCTGAAGATAGCCGCACGGCACGCGCCGGATGCCGCTGTCAGCCATCGCAGCAGACGAGCAAAGCAGCGCGGCTGCGAGAATGGCGGGTTTAAGGTTCATGGCGATTCCCATAGGTCAGGATACTGAAAATGGTGCGGCTGCGGCTAGGTGCGCGCCGCTGTCAAGCCCTGAATCTGGCTAGGCGGGGATGGCAACGTGGGGTAGCGTTTTGTTTGTCTCACAGCAGAAAGTGCTTTTGATGCGCCTTTCAGACAGCCAGATCATATCGTTTTGTGAACAATATATGCACGGCTCGGATCATCCCGATCAGATCGGCTACAGGAAACAGGCCGCGCAACGAGACTTTTTAGATAAGAAGCTATTCTTAGAACGACAAAAAATTCTCCTTGATCTGGGCGATTTCAGGGGCAAGCGCATTCTTGATGTCGGCTGCGGCTTTGGATGGTACGCCTTCGTTTTTTCGCTCTTGGGCAACAACAGCGTCATCGGCCTCGATATCCTGCCCGGCATGATCGAGGGCATGAATGAGAGCATCGCCACGATGAAGGCCAAGGGTGTTGTCTTCGACACGAAGGGCATCTGCGGAGATATCTGTCAAGCTCCGCTTGATCCCCACAGCTTCGACGCGATTTATTCTATCGAGGCGATTGAGCACGTCCACGATCTCGATGCGATGTTCGCTCGCTGCTGGGAGCTATTGAAGCCTGGTGGCAAACTCATCCTCGTCAACGACAACAACATCTACCATCATGAGACGCGCGAGGAGATCATCGCAATGTGGCAGGAGCGCGAACACTCGTGGGATTGGGTCGAGAAGCTGAAGAACTGGCGTCCGGTGGAGCACGCCAACGCCAAACCATTCGCTGTGATGCGCGAAGAGATCGTGCGCGCGGCAAATCAGCAACTAGACGACAATTCGGTCACGACTATCGTGGCTGAGACGGCCGGCCTTCTCAATGGAGAAATCGAAGATATCGCTCGATGCTACAAGCCAGGATTCCAATTTCCAGCGCTCAACCAATATGACCGCTGCCGCAACCCAGAAACAGGAGAGTATGCCGAGCGACTGCTAGATCCGTTCCATCTCGCCGGAATGCTCCGTAAGAAAGGTTTCGGGAAAACCCAGGTGCGCCACTACTTCCGTCGATTCCCGCTG